ATTCTTCCAGCTGAGCACGACTCGGGCTTGCAGGGAGCCCCTCTGATTGAAGGATCCCACCGATCATCTTCGGATGGCGGCGTAGACGAAGCTCTATGAAGTCGGCAATTCTGCTGGGGTCGGTGGTCGGTTCAGCGATCCCTCGGATTCGACGGGACTTCACATGGACTTGCACGTGAGGATCTGCCAAGATGTTTCGGAACCAATCGGCCCGAGCACCTTGGGCCGAAGCAACATAGAAGGCGCCATCGATCTCCTCATATTGAAGAGGTGTGACCCTAGGAAGACCTGACTTGCGTCCGGTCGTCGTCAAGAGGAGGATGAGGCGCCCCACTACCGGGCCGAGGCCGACCGCGTATGCGCCTCTTATGAGCCCAGCAGGCGGCGGACGGAATTGCTTCTGTGCCAATTGTTGTTGTTTCAAACTTCTCCTAGCCGACATTAGAACGTCTCCGATCCGAGCAGTTTCTTGGCGAATATCATATTTGACACACTTACGTCTAGCTCTCCGCTTCCGCTTTCATCCCCTCTTCGCTTAAGTCGTTGCATCCTTCATGTGAAAATTCAGGGTCAACTTGGCGGCAACCACGAAGCACGAGATCCTAGCTGGCGCAGCGGTCAAGAAGTTCCTTGAACTGCTCGACCAAGCGCCTAGATGCCAATGCGGGAATAGCTGTGGGACCCGCATGTTTCTAGTACGGTATTTGAAGTCGAAGGACGAACGGGCGAATCAGTTGTTCGCGGATCTGTTCGATGAAGTCCTCTAGCTAGCTAACTGCGCCTCCTATGAGGGTTCAAATCTAGATGCCATTGATGGTACATTCCGTGCTCTTGCTCTCTAGCTGGCGGTTGACATGGTGAAGCGTTCAGTCACTGGGAGTTCTCTTGGTTTCAGTGGGAGTAGAATCCTGTACTCCTCATCCAGCTGGTCGTAGTGATTGAGTATTAGCTCGACAAGATCCTCTCCATCCACGAGTTTAATCTGCTTCCTGTTGAGATAGTCGCATCCGTCTTTCCAGTCTTCCTTGTAATCATAGCTGCCCTCCACTTTGCAGGCGAGCATCATCCGCCTTGGTGGATCGGGCACAAACACGATATCACTAACAGAAACCTTTCTCACGAAGTTGAAGACCTGTCCGACACCTATGCTCACTTGCACCTTTGATTCCTGAGGGTAAGTCTTCTGATAGAGCTCTAGGAGTCTGTTGAACGCTTCGTCGTCAGATTTAGCGTCCGCCAACCAGCGAAGGTCTCCAAGGTCGCGCCAGTCGTGTAAGCACGAAGTGGCGCCAATCCTAGGAGAAAGCAGGCTGTCAACAACGGCTGCCAGTGTATGGCGAGCACTGAAACGAGCCCGCGAGTACCGCCATGATTCCCGGACTTTCAGGAACCGCACGCAAACTCCTACTAGATCATCTCGCGCAGAGAAGCTATCTCGACGAAAGAGAGAAGAAAGCGCTAGGCGTCACAGTCTAGAACTGTTGCTGGACCATCTCACCCAACCAGCTACCTAGACGAAAGAGAGAAGAAATCCCGTGTCGGAAGCCTCCGACGACTAGGACCCTCCAGAAGAGTTCTATCTGCTTGCTCAGCAGATCTGAACCCCTTCTTGTATTTTGGGATATCCTTCTCGACACGGGGCGAAAGTGTTTAGAGCAAGCAACGACCTCGCTCAGTTGGGATGGTCTACGTCTTCGGAGTATGAGCGAGAACTCGGCAGCCTCTATTTTCAGTCCAGCGGGCGGCTGGTAAGGCTGCTAGGAAGAGAATCGATTTCGAATCCAAACGTCGCTATCTTGGAACTGACCAAGAACAGCTATGATGAAGATGCAACGAAAGTCTCGATAACTTTCGAGAACGTAAAGACCCAACATGGCAAGATAATTCTAGAGGATAACGGCAACGGAATGGGTCGTCATGACATAGAAGAGAACTGGATGAGAGCAGCGACGCAGAACAAGGAAGAACAGCCTTACTCTAAGCGACTCAATCGTAGGAAGATCGGAGAAAAGGGGATCGCGAGATTCAGTCTAGATAGCATCTGTCGCCATGTGCTGTTGGATTCGCGCGTGCATGGTGAGAGTCAAGCCTACAGGTTGAGGATAGACTGGGACCAGTATCTTTCAGGCGACGCGATGTTCGAAAAGGTTCCGAATAGACTGACCGCTGCGCCGAAGAAGCCGAAGTTGCACGGACTCAGGATGGAGCTGACAGGCTTGAGGGAGAAATGGGATGACAATAGGATGGTTGCCCTTCGCAGAGATATCGAACTCCTGCTTCCTCCCACAGGCAGAACTGAGAACTTCAACGTAGTCGTTTTCGCTCCAGAGTTCCCAAGCTTCACTGGAAAAGTGAAACCGAAGTTCCTGAACAGGGCCATTTACTTCTTTGGAAGCTGGCTCGAAAGAGATGGAACTGTTAGGATTAGGATGAAATCTCGATACAGACAGGAGAAGAGACTGAGCAAGAGGATGCCAGAGCTGAGTTGCGGACCTATCGAGTTCAACTTGTACTTCTACTACCGACAAAAAAGTAAGTATGATGCCTCCGGGGATTATGACACAGTGATGGAGTCTCTCAAGAATTGGGCCGGGATCAAGCTCTACAGGGACAACCTGAAAGTCCAACCTTACGGGGATCCCGGAAATGACTGGACCGAACTCGACAAATTGAGAGTCAACGATCCATCGCTCTATCCAGGCAACTCTCAGGTCTTCGGGTACGTCAAGATCAGCAAGAGTAGTAATCCCGACCTTGTCGACACGACAACACGTGAGGGACTGGTAAAGAATAAAGCGTACGAGGACCTTCTGAGATTCCTAGAGGATTCAATTAGGCAATTTGTAGGTCTCAGGCGGGAAATGGAAGGCAAGAGAGAGAGGAAGAGGAGGATAAGAAAACCTCGGCCTGCCATTTCTCCCAAACCCGAGATAATCCGCGAAACACTGCTGGACTTCGCGGGACAGTACCCTGAGGTCTTCTATCGTAGGCTGGAAGATGAGATCAATGAATGCTACAGACAAGGTCTGCCGAACGCCACTCTCATCCTTTCAAGAAAGCTCGTCGAGAACCTGCTCTATGACATTCTTGAAACAAAATACCCCCGTCAAAGGCCAATGTGGTGGGACATTGAGAAGAACAGGCCACAGCACTTCGGACAGATGCTTAGAACCCTCGAGCTTAAGAAGGGAGAGTTCGTCCATGAAGAAAAGGCTCTTGTGCAGAAATTCTTGGAACTCGTCAAGCCGTTCATGAGGGAAGCCAACCTCAAGGCACATCGCCTGATGAACTACGTCGAGAGGAGAGAGGAGCTGACGGAACTGAAGATTCCCGAAGTAGTCACAGTTGCCGTCAAGCTCGTGGATAAGGTGAAAATTTCGAAGTAGTCATTGCGCGAAAGCTCCCAGCCCGTAACACCTTTGTCTTAAACCAAGTACTAAGGAGAACCCACCAGGGTCAGATCACATGAGCTTTCCGCCATCTATTGACAGCGGGGTCCAGGTAGTCAGAGAAGAACGTCTCGAAGTCAATGACGCTCGTGCTCTGTGAGTAGTGGGCAACTTCAAGCTTGGCCTTCTTAGGCACGACGAGGAAGATCCTGTTATGTCCCATTTCCTCTAATGAGTTCACACTTACGCCCCGATCGATGCTGGCCAAGTAGAAGCCGAGTCCTCTAGTGCCCTCCGTGACTATCTGTCTCCAGCGTTCTCGGACAGTTCGCTTGACCGTGAAGATTATGCAGTCAACCGGATTCTTTCTGAAATGCTCCTCGCTTGGGAGTATGAAGTCTGGTTTTCCGTCGATGACCGGTTGTTCGGAGAAAGGGTAGTCAAGTTGCCTGAAAAGGGTCTTTATGATTGTCTGAAACGCCTGACCCGCTCGCGCTTTCCGTGATTGTGCCAACGAGAGAAAGAAGCGGTCAAACTCGTCGAAATGCTCCGAGAGCGCCCGTATGACATCGGCACATGTCGGGGAACCTGACAAGACTCTCGGTAAGTAGTCTTGGATGGCTTTCGCCCACGCTTCTCGCTGCGTAGCAAGATAGATGTTGAAGGCCTTGCTTTCAATTTCGTCTACGAGGGTGCTGAACTCGTTTTTCACCGCAGCCGGTGAGAGTCTGCCAGACTTCGCGGTATCAGCCACGGCCCTCTTGACTACTTCTCCCGAGGGAAGGGCGTATCTGTTGTAGAGTTCAAATAGACCGGCGGCGTCTTTCGCCAAGTATGTTCCTTCCAAAGCAGCAATTACCATTGAGTGGGCAACAGCGACATAACGGTTTGTGTTTGCATAGCATCCTTGTGTGGTCCAGTAACGCGTAGTTGAATTTCCTGAAATCTCGTCTGGGTGTGATTCGATCCGCCAAGTCTAGAAACTGCTTGAATCGTCTCGTTTCAGGATCGGTGACGAATCCGAAGTATCTTCCATAGAGGCGGACGACATTGCTGTCAACAATTACTGCTCGGTGTCCTCTGTGAAAGGAAAGGAAAGCCGCAGCCGCGTAGGGTCCCACGCCAGGCAAGTCTAGCAAATCGCCCAAGTCGGTTGGGATTCCCTTCACGTGTAGTTCTGCAACCAGCTTCAGAATTGTTTTGCTTCGCCAGTACAATCCCAGTGGCCGAAGCAGCGAGAGCAGATGGTCTTCTGTTTCTTCGAGAACGTCCTCGGGAGTCTTGTATCTCCTCGCGAACTCCATGTAGACTCGTTCGACCTGCTCCGCTTTTGTCCTCTGTAGCATGATCTCGGCAATTAGAGCGTGAAAAGAGTTGCGAGTAAGACGCCACGGAAACGGAGCAAAGTTCCGAGTGCCCCATTCAAGGAGCTTGCGTCTAAACGACTTTATGACGTTAGCACTGGGAGTTGGGATTGACCTAATCCTCTTTGAGCGAATAAGCACTTCACCATCTCGCTAGCTATTCTTTCTACCACGGGGACAACGACTGAGTTGCCGAATTGCTTGTACGCTTGGGTGTCGGAGACCGGTATCTTGAAACCGTCAGGGAATCCCATGAGTCTTGCGCATTCGCGCGGCGTCAGTCTCCTCGGATTCCTTCCTCGCTGCGGTATGAGGATCTCTGACCCGTCCTTATAGTAGCGAGCGCTGAGAGTTCTTGTTACACCATTCAGCTCTGCGACACTGTATCCGAAGCCGTTACCCAGCGCTCTATGCTTTTCCGCGTATTCTTGCAGATATTTCCAGAGATGATCAGACAGAGTGTATTTCTTGTGAACGTTCTTTTCGAGGATGTCCTGAAGGCGAGGTTTTCGGTCTTCCAAGCGAGGAAACTCAAAAGGAGTCGGCTTGTCGAAGCCCGCTATGAACACACGCTCCCGGTGCTGTGGGACGAGTGTTCTCGCGTCTAGGATTTCGGTATGAACATCATACCCTAGGTCATCAGCTAAGGTCTCATAGATTAAGTCGTACGTTCTCCCTCGGTCGTGAGACTTCAGATTCTTCACGTTCTCGAGAAGAAAGGCACGAGGCTTTCTATCCGCGAGTATGCGCTTTATCTCAAAGAACAGGGTACCCTGCGTTCTATCCTGGAATCCGTGCGGTCTGCCCAAGCTTTTCTTCTTCGAGACGCCCGCTATTGAAAACGATTGGCATGGAAAACCCGCGAGAAGGACATCGTGAGGAGGGATCTTATCGGCAGCTATCCGCCGTATGTCCCCATGTGGCATCTCTGCAAAGTTTGCGTAGTACGTTAGTTGAGCATTCTTGTCCCATTCAGAGGAAAACACACAACGTCCGCCAACGGCCTCGAAGGCGAGCCTCATCCCCCCGATTCCGGCGAAGAGGTCAATGAACGTGAAATCGGGCCGTTCCGTCTGCATCTGCCTCATCAATGCCCCACTCTCATGTAACTTAAGAGTTGTGCGAAGTACGTGACCGGCCCGGCTCGGGACCGCGCTGTCTGGAGCTTCAGGCTCGTTACGTTGTCCAATTCCTCCCTCATGTCATGCTATCACTTGGCGAGAGCTTTGATCTCTTCTAGGCGTTTGCGCACTGCCTCTTTGATGAATTCCGGTCGAGATTCGTAGCCTCCCTTGTGGCTCGCGAGGATCTTGTCTATCTCCTTGATCAGTTCCTCCGGGATGCTGACGGAAACGAATCTGCCTCGACCCGGGATGCCTGTCCTCAACCGGTAACGCCTAGATAGGTCAAGTACGAGTAGCGCATAATAGTCTTACCGTCATGTCAGCGTGCCAATGCTTTTAGTTCTTCAAGCCTCCGGCGAACCGCGTCGGTGACGAACTCGTTTCGGCTGCGGTAGCCGTGGTGCTGCGACTCGACCATCTTGTCTATCTTCTGTATGAGCTCTTCGGGCAAGGCTATGGTCTTCCATCCTTTAGCTTGAGGCATTGCTCATCCATTACTAATGACTAGGTAAAGGCTTATATGGCTTGCGCTTGCCTAAGTATTACCTAGTTGTAGGCAAATGCCACCACTAAGACGGACGAAGACTCGCTGGCGAACCACAGCGATTCCTGAGGATCTCTATCAGCACATCAAGAAACTCGTGGAGAGTCATGGCTACACTGGCATCTCCGACTTCGTGAAGGACTCCTGCCGACGAAGAATCGAACAACTTGAGCTGGTTCACCCGCGGGAGGTTCATCCCTGAATGCGGGACCGATACGTCTCCGTGAGCCTCCCCAAAGGGCTCGCCCGTCAGCTCCGACAGTTCGTAGGAAAGCGTGGCTACGCGAGCCTCACAGAGATTGTGAAGGAAGCCTCTCGCTTCCGGTTCGAGCAACTCGTTAAACACCAAAGGAGGCTAGCTCGATCATGAAGTTTGATGATTTCCTAGCCAGCCTCCTTGCACTCTGCGAGAAAGAAGGGATCGTACGAATCAACCGTGAATGGCTGGCGAAGCAACGCGGTCGAGCCGCGAAACCGGGGGTGACGGCCTAGTGGAGAGGAAGAGAGTTCACACGAAACGCTGCGGCATGGCGAAGCGTGAGAAGTGCGTCTGCATCTGCAAAGGCGCTCGCCATCAGGAGCTCATCAAGAAACCTGCGCCTGAGGAGGATGAGGATGAATGAGGTCTTGGGAAACACGCCGAGGTTCTGGCTCGGTTGCGTACCTCTTCGACCTCATCAGAAATCTCAGGTCAGGCTCTTGGATTGAGAACTGTCCTCAGACGGACATGCCGAAGCGGAGGCCGCGCCACTGAGCCAGACGACCCTGACGGATTTCGCAGGTATGCTCAGCGAAGTTCGCGATCGTGTTAAGAGAATGGAGAACGCATTGAAGACAAGTCAATCAACAGCGAGTTTCTATCAGACTCGTTACGGGGAAATCAAGCAAGCCTTCATGAGTCTGAAAGACGAAATCACGCGGCAACATCAATCTCTATCCTACGTGGACAATGAAAGCCGCTTCGCAACTCTCAGACGTCAACTCTACGAGCTCATCAGAGAGAGGCTTTGGGCATCATGGAATCCTGAATCCGAACCTGATGGAATACACTACAAACGAATTGTGGCAGCTTTCGTTCGAGCCCATCCCTACGCAGCGAGATTCGGTGACTCAACTTTACGAAGACGCCTGAACGAATTGGCCGATGAGCGAATCTGTAAGCCACCGCCGCTCGAATGGAAGAAACCCGGCTACTACCTGCTGCGACATCTCTCGATCTCTCCCATCGCCCAGGAGGCGATCTGAGCTTGCCCCAGAAATATGAATACAAAGTTCTCCGAGTCCTCGGCAAGCGGCCTGAAAGTCTCGAAGCTGAATTGAACAAACTCGGCGCGGACGGTTGGATGGTCGTCTACGCTGGCGAAACTATCATCATTCTTGGCAGGTCGAGCTAGGGCAAATGGGTCGCTATGATATCGAGGCAGGATTGGAGCGAGCAATCCGGGGACACTTCGAGAATGAAGGTTACTTCGTCGTCCGAGCGGCAGGCAGCAAGGGTCCCGTGGATCTAATCGCTGTCAGGAGATCTTGGCTTCAGCCTGTCGGGAAGATCGCCACGGTCCTCTTCATCCGATGCAAACCGCCGAAGCGCCAACGAGGATCCTTCGAGCAGAAGGAAAAGACGGACCTGATTGTTTTGGCTGCGCAATACGGAGCCGTACCCGTCTGGGCTGAGAGAGTCGGAACCAATCTGACGTACAAATGGCTGGGTTACATGAACGAGATGAGAAAGAATGCCTCTCTGCGAAAACTGCGGCATTGAGCTCCCACATGATCAAACATGCTGGGCGCTCTGCCCCAAATGCGGCCATCGAGATGAGATATGTTGAGTGAGAAAGAGAAAACTGGAAAACTTGAGAGGATAAGCCTCTCCATAGGACGCACGGAGCAGACGGGACCCTTCGAATTCGCGAAGATCAGCCGAGACATCGCGCCTGGTGAGAATCCTCTTGACGGATTACGAGGACTCGAATCCCTTCTGGAGCATTTCATGAAAGAAAGAGCGCAGAAAGCTCCGAAAGAGCAAGTGGTCAAACCCAAGGAGAGCCCTGAGCTCTACGCTTCCCTTCTCGAGTCACTAGAGTGGACGCCAGGCGCAAGGGTGGGGCGAGAGTGGATCCTCATCTCCAGGAATGAAGAGAAGCTGCGGCCTGTTCTCAATCTGATGCGCCAGATCGACCCGAACGGATACCACGCAGTCGGCAAATGGAAGTACCGCATCGAAGGCGATTTTCTCGCTCGATATGGAAGCACGAAACCAAAGCAGACAGCACTCCCAGGAGCGTGAAGATTCAATGAAGATCAAGATTGTCGGATTCAAAGTCGGCAAGTCTCGTCCAATCACAAACAGAACCGCCACGCTTCCAAAGCGCCAGCCCGTCCCTCCCTACGATCGACCGAGAGAAGTCGCAGCGCTCGCAATCGGTTATCAAATCATCGAGGCCTGCGACCTGGGCAGCGACTTCATCAGCATACGGAGAGTAGACGAATGAGTCAAGGGTTCAGGATCGCGCCGAACCTGATCTTACCCGCGAAGATCGCGAAGCAGGTCACGGGCATCGTTGGCAAGCGCGAGTCTGGCAAGACGTACAACGGCTGCGACTTGGCCGAGGAAATAGTCAAGGCAGGAATCCCGATTGTCGTCATCGACGGCATGGGAATCTGGTGGGGCCTGCGAGTCGCGGTCAAATATGTAGGCGGCAAGCAAGTTCCGGATCCTGACAAACCGGGCCTGCCGATCGTCGTCTTCGGCGGCGACCACGCTGACATACCTCTACCCATGATGCGCGGTCAGAAGATTCCCCTAGTGCCGGACCCAGCGAAGATCAGGCTCATGGCAACGTCAATCGTGGAGTCGGGCATAAGCGCCGTTATCGACACAAGCGCGTTGCCCTCGAAATCTCAAGAGATGATCGTCGTAATAGAGTTCATTCAGGCGCTCCAGAGAGCCAACCGCGACTATGGCGTTCGCACGATCTTCCTGGAAGAAGCGGAGGTTTGGGCGCCTCAAAGCCCCATGCACGACGAGGTTCTCTGCCTCCACATCATGAACAATCTTGTCAAGCGAGGCGGCAACTGGAACCTCGGCTGCGTCATGCTGACGCAGAGAACAGCCAGCATCAACAAGAACATACTCACGCAGTCGGACGTGCTGATGATTGGGCGTCTGACGGCGCCGCAGGACAAGAGCGCGATCGAAGACTGGGTGAGAAAGGCCGCGGCAACCGACGAGACGAGGAAGCAGCTTGAGAAATGGTACGACTCACTTAACGAGCTCGATAGAGGCGAGATGTGGGTGTGGAAGCCGGACCCGCCCAAGATCCGCGTCAAAGTCAAATTCAGGCTGAGAGAGACGCTTCATGCAACCCGCGAATTCCTGGAATCGCCAGACGTTCGCAAGGTCAAGATGCTCGACGTCGAGGAATACAAGGCCAAATTCCTGAAGCTCTTCGAGCCACCGAAACCGAAGCCAGTTGAGAAACCGAAGCCTCTGATTTCAGTAACGCAAGCAGCTCAAGGCCCACCTTATCTTACACCGGAATCGAAGCTGCCGCCCCTAGTTCAAGAAGCAATGCGAGAGCAAGAAATCGCTCATCATCCCGACGCCAAGGTGATTGCAAGATGGCCGCCGGAATCTCAGCAACCATCGAACCCGCAAACCCTTGTGGTTCAGCAGACATTACCGAACGTGATCTATCAACGTAACCGACCGGATTTACTGGTGCCTGATGAACCATCCTCACCAATCGGTCGAGTGTTGAATGTTCTGATGAAGGAGACTGACAAGGCAGGCAACAAACTGTGGACCGGGAGAGGCATCACGGAAGCCTTAGCCACCTACCAGTATCCGGCTGACGGATTAGAGGAAGCAATCCGCACGTTGATTCATTGGGAGTTCCTTGCGCCAGTCATGAAGGGCACCGTGCTCAGCTACCGATTCCAAGGCCGAGAACGAATCCAACTCCAAGACATCAAGCAAACACTACAGGTGGTTTAGCGCACACGCACGAGCTCGAGGCTCAATAATGAGTCGCAAGAAACGGCAAAGACCCTGGAGTACGCGGCGCGATGTGTTACACTTTACGAGAGGCAGCCCCGTCCGCTCGATGAGATGGAAGAGCATGACCTGGGATCGGCTCTACGAAATGGAGCACGATCATAAGCGCAAGGTCAAGGTGAACCGCATAGCCGAGGTTGCCGTAAATTGGGGCTTGGCTTTTCTCCGCACTCTCGATCCTCACCTACAAGGGCGGATCCTCGGAGAGAAAGGCGAGAAGCCTCTCACGGTCGAGGAACGGGATAAGCTTCGCAGCGATCTTGAGCGAAGGCTTGGAACTCAAGCTGGAGCCTTTCGCCTAGACAATCGTCTGGCCTTCGCGCTTCCGACGCCAGCGAAACAACTCATTCGGGAAGAGGCCGAACGCGCCCAAGTCAGCATGAGCGCGATCGCTCGCAAACGCATCATTCTCCAGGAGGCTGCTTGAATGTATCTAAGAGATTTCGTAGGGCTTCCGGGGAAGCTACGATGCTCATTCTGTCACGCCGTGAGGGAGCGCATGACAATGTGGATGCACGATTCAGGGATCGTAATCTACATCTGCTTTCATGGATGCCAACACTTCCCGGAGCCTTTCCGGGACACTGGCCTATCCGATAATTGGGATCGTGTGGATCCTTGGCAAGACTACAAGAGAAGTCAACCCCGTCTCCGAGGTCATGCCAGTCAGAACCCGGACAGCCAGTCGTGGGGACCCCTACCCTACCCTACTCCTACCCTACCCTACTACTACTCTACTACTACCGGCCTCGATGGTAACAACAAGGTAACAAGTTACCAAGGAGTTACCAACAGATCTCCACATGCGAGAGATGGCCTAACGCACTTTCCACTTGAGGCAGAGGGGGGCCGACGCTGAAGGACAAGCACTTCAGGATCCCCGAAGACCAGGCCACGGACTTTGAGGTTCTCTGCAAGCTCCTAGGCATTCCGGAGAAGCAGGCAGGACAGATCGCCCTCCGGGAGTGGGTCCGAAGAAACAGAGCGCAAGTCTCGCTTGAGGTCTGGACGGAAGCGCGTGGGTCCGTAGCCCCGATGAACAACGCGCTGATCAAACTGCATCTCACCATCCTGAAGGCGGACCTCCGTGAAGTCAACGAACTCCTAGAGAGAGTCGCACCTGAGCACCAGCTCGAGTTTCTCCGGAAAGCACAGAAGATGATCCCCACTGCGTTGGCACTGATCGCGGAGACGGACGATCAGGAACTCAGGCAGATAGTGGCGGAGATCGTACAGAAGGTCAGCAAATGAAAGCAGAAGGACACGCTGTATGCACTCACAGTCTAAGAGTGCGTCCGGGATCGCTGACAGTGAACCGAGTTATACCATGGAATGTGCGAATCGTGACATGATCAGAGCGACAATGATGTCTGCAACGACTGCCACGATCAAGCTAATTGGTATCGCACGAAGCCATTCGTCGGGTACTTTCGGAAGGACCTCCATTTGGGTCGCGAAATCACTCTTGCTGATCAATACAATGGTGGTCTCCCCTGGATATTCGAACTGAGCGCGACCGTTCGTATCGGTCATCAGATCTATCAAGTGGGCCCCATCCTTTGAGATGCTCACCGAGGCCCCCTCGACGGGCTGTAAGGTCTGCGCGTTGGCCACTGTGATCGTGATCGTTTGTCCTTTGGTGATCGGAACTTCTGGTGAGACCGAAACCGAGAGACGGGCTTGTGCCAGATTCAATGGGATCTGTCGCTGAAGCCAGTTGATCGGCACGCCTTGTGCCGTAGCTGCAACCATGAAGACTACTCCCGCGAAGCAGATCATGACGAGAACAAGAGCCAGTGCATTCATGACGAGCTTTGCCACAAAAGTCGCTTGCATCGTAATAAGATAACACTTGCGGTCGTATGGCGCTTTTTGATCGAGTCACTAGATGCGTAGTTTTTTCTCCGTGTCGGTGCTGTCTCTAAGCTGCTTGTAGAGTCGCACGATTTCTCGCCAGTTGATGATTCTGATGTGGGGCTTGATCTCATGGAATGTTCCGCCGAGTAGCTTCTTAGCTTCTTCTTCATACCTCTCGGTCGTCACGAGGTAAGGGTCGGCCTTCCAAAGATCCCACGCATGTTTCAGCTTTGCCAAGGCCTCGAAAAGTTGCCCCCTATCTGTACTTCCCATGCATGATCAGGATTCTGTCTGACCGGCATTCTCCACGCGACATCCAGCCTCATTCCATTGATTGGATATTCAGTGTCTACCGAGAGATTCTTCATCAAGCCAATGTCTCTGATCATGTCCCTGAGCTCGTTGTGGCTAGGGGGTGATCCTCGAAGCTGGGGAATCTTTCCCTTTCTAATCAGAATCTCAGCGATAGCGGGGGGTTTTCGTTTGATCGCTGTCTTCACTTGATAGGATATGGGTGGCTTGTCCAGTTCTTCGAGAATGAGTTGGTAGTCGCTCTCGAGAATGGGCCTTCCGAAGTTCGCTAGCGAGCCTATGAAGTATGCCGACCACGCGCCTTTGTTCAAGTCATACAATATGCGCCGCAAGGTTGGTCTGATAGAGTTCGAGTTGCGTTGCCGCGACGGAACTGACTCTTCACGAGACCTCTAAGCGTGTGTTGATTTAGCTTCTGTTGAGGAAAGTGTTTTGAAAACTCTTCCAGTCTCATGGCTTGGCGGTAGAGGTCTTTATGCCTAACGTACAGGGCTTGCCATCTCGGAATGTCCTGGAACGGACAGATGAAGCAACCACTCTTCACGGGAATCGGCAGATGGGCGCTCCTAATGACTTCAATGCAATCCTCGCGCGTCATTTTCATGTCCACTAACGGAAACTCGCTCGTGACATAAGACTCTCTACTCGGCTTGATTCGTTCTACTTCGTCGTAAGCAATTCCAAGATACTCCGTAATGTGTGTCCCGAGTGACCGATAATATCTGTGAATCGGAGTTATCTTGTAGTCCCGTGTTGACCACCGCCATATCTTCGACGGAATTACACTCCGACGCTTACAGGTATCGTACAAAGTTCCGTTTCTTGATCTGACAGTTTTCAACTCGATACCATGCTCATTCAGATATCTAGTCGCTACATCTAGGTACGCGTAAGTCTCCGGAAGCTCCGCGCCCGTATCGGCGAAGACAGCCACATCGAATGGCATTCTTCTCTCGATTAGAAGAACCATCAATGCATTTGTATTGACGCCGCCGCCGTAGGAAAGGATATGTGTCGTTTGCGTCGATTCTCCCTGCGCATATAAGGACTTGCCCTGCTATTTATGCCCTGCGATGCCCTGCGTGAAATCGGCAACCTCGAATCATGATTGTTGCCGAATATAATTATCCGTCTTTCTTGCCCGCATGAGCCCCCCTCTTTCCCTTGGCTCACCAGCGCAACTCTTCATTCTCTATAATCTGCTCTACTTCCTCATGGCTTTTCACTCTGATTGCTGTCGGCTCTATGATCGCCAGCTTCCATTGCCCACCCACATCCCCATCGACTCGTGCCGTGTCAAAGAGGCATCGCGCAACTAACTTGCTCAGATTCTGAATGTCCATATTCGGTTGATAGTATCGCGCGAAAAGATAACGCGCAATCATTGGTTTGCCATCTAGAACAAATCCGTTTCCTCCCAACTCCAGCCTGTATCCCCTCTGACTCGAAAGTCCGTAGCATCTGGGCTCCGAAAATCCAGTACCGATCTTGTTGAGTCCTCCCAAGATGAATCCGATATCAGGGAAATATTGGTAGGTGGGAGAATGAAAGGAAAAGGTCGGAACATTGCTCAGCCTGATGGCTTCTGCTTGGCAAAACGAGGCGAAGCCCTCTGTCAAGTCTGTGACACCTAACTCTGCCGCGCCTGAAATCCTAGCCTGATACTTGGCGACCAGATGTTGGGCATATCCAGCTTCTCCGCAAAGGAGAACCGCGGCATGATCTGTAAGCCTGATTAGTTTCTCAGCGATGTTCGTCTCGACTCTAATCACCCCAACATCAACTGTCTCTCTGCTGTCCGCACCAAGAACCATGAAGTCCGCTCCCTGCGCGGCAACTATGAGAGTCATTTGCTCGATTTCCTCCCTCCAAGCCATTCGGAGACTATTTCTGAGATGATTCCCTCAATCGGTTTCTTGGTCTCTCTGCTTGCTCCCTCAAGAGAGCGGTATAGTTCTTCGCGCATTGGAATTATGAGAACCCTCAGATTCTCGCGCTTCACCTGTTCTCCCGTAACCCTCTTTCGATAATCTAGCAAGTCGGTATGCGGGAATCGTAGAGCATGCTGAATTATGTCTCTCTGTTTCTTGTTGGAGATGCCCACGAGCATCTTCGCCACATCGTACTGCCTGTCGTTTGGTTGAATTGGGTTCAATCTTTGTGCGGAGTCGAAGAGAACAAGACGCTTTCTTACCAGTTCCTGAACTCTGGGGTCGAGCTTCTTCAATCGGAGAATTGAATTGAGCAGCGAAGGAGACACCCTCAACTTCTTCGTCGCATCGTTCACCGAACCGAAATCCTCAACAACCTCTGAGCACTTCTCTGCGATAGTCATCCAATCGAGACGTTTGGTCTTTCTTCCCTTCAAGTCATAGTAGAGCTCCGCAAGGAGCTTCTCGGTTCGCTTCGAAATCTCACGCGGCACTTGTAAAGAACCTCTTGATGGCAGCATGGATTAGCTCGCTGACCGTGACCTTCTTTCCGAGCTTCCTGCTACGCCTCGCAGCCTCGGACTCAAGCATGTCGGCTTCATTCCGGCTAACCGTGACTCTGAATGTAACAAGAAGAGAAGGTTTCTTTGCCTCTTCGATTATTCCCTGTACCTTTTCGTTCGGCTTTTCTCTCTTGATTTGAAGTGCCCGCTTGAATTCGGCTGCGGTCAGGCCGCCCATTTGATTCGCTATCGTGAGCATTTCCTTCTCGTCGGGCCAGAATGCTGCTGTTATGTCGTGTGCTTTTTGATCCGTGAGTGTGCCATCATCTACCATCTTTTGCAGACTCTTCGGAACTAGCTGAGCTGACAGATACTCAATGACATCTTCCTTGGGCAATCCCAAGTCTGCTAAAATCTGGTTGACTTTCTGATCTTTTGAACCAGAATAAGCGTCGAAGAGCTTGCTCACAACGTCAATGGTGTCGCTGTATGGAAGCTCCCTACGATGAATATTCTCGCCGAAGGACACAAGGGACTTGGCAATCTCGCTCATGTCGTCCATGATTAGGGCTGGAATGTACTTCTTTCCCAACGCCTTCAGCGCGAGGAACCTTCTCTGACCCGCAACGCACTCGAACTTGTCGCCCCTTTGTATGACCACGATTGGCTGAATTAGTCCGATTCTGTCGATGCTTCCCTCAATTTCTGGGAGTCCGTCTTCCTTCTCTGTCTTGCGGGTGTTCTGGGGCGAGATGTAAACCTGTTCCATAGGAAGATCCTTCCTGAAGTCCTTGAAGAGGACTTGACCGATTTTCGGTTTAGAACCATTTGTCATTCGTTTTTCCTCGGCCACTCCATTACCAGTCTGCGGTAATCTTCTGCGGTGATTAAGCCTTGCTTCAGCTTTCCCTGAAGCTCTGTGACGTATTCCGCGAACCGTCTCCGCTGCTCTTGCCGTTCTCCCACCTTTTGAAGGGTTTGCATAAATTGGTCAATATCTTCAATCTCATGGACAAACCTGAGATGGTACAAGGTATCTCCGACCTTCTTGCCGCAGAAGGGGCATAGCCACAATTCCTGTCGCAGGGAGTATCATTGAACCTTGCCTTTTAAGGCACATCTCGCCGCTTGGCTACGAATCATGAACTACAAGTCACACCCCGAGGCTGAAGATGAGGTCGGCGGCTATTTATCGAGCAGACGGTTTGTTATAGCCACACGAAACCTGCCTAGCAGACGAGGACGTACGTTACCTCGCACCCCTAACAAGTGCCATGATGAGTCGCTCAAGCGATTGGATCATGCACTCGAATGCGATGTCGAAATGGGTTCAAATAGAAGGTGGAAACGACTGGTTAACGCTGAATCAGAATGCATCCTGACGAGAGTAAGAGTCAAGAATCCAATCTTGAGCACTTTCATTCTGCTCTGAGATCGGAAGCCGAAACCTCATGGCAACGGAACAACTACTTCTTGGTTGTCGTAAGTATTCTGCTGCTAGCATTCAGTCAGTTTCACCAGCGGGCCATTCAAGAGCTAGTGGTCATAGTGGGAATCGTCGTTAGTGCAACATGGATAATTGCCAATGACCGAAGTGCTTCCTATCTTGGATACTGGAAGCAACAAATCGGAACTCTGGAAACGAATCTAGGCCACTTGTTGGTATACCCAAAGAAAGATGTTCAAGGCATGGAAATGCGCAAAGCGCTCCGCATTGTGCCCTTAGCCTTTCTGTTGCTCTGGATTTCGCTGCTATTCCTTGTTCCTTTGGGTTTGTTGCAAAGCTGAACGACAGCCCCTTCCCTCATCACCCGACGGTTAACAGCTCTAGCCATCGCCCAAGGACTTAACAGAGCCCGGTCTCGCATCTCTCAGGGGTGTCTGCCATAGCACTCTGTATGTCATTTGAATCCGAGCCACTTGAGGAACGAGAAAAGTCTGACCGGGCGGTCGCTTAGCTAAATCGTGACTCCAAGGGCTTTCTTCTCTTCAGCATCCAGGTATGTGTGTCTTGCATAGAGTTCTTTGAGGGCTCGCCTGATTACGTCACCCACAGCACAGCCCCACGCCTTCGCTATTTTCTTCGCTCGCATCGAATCCTCTTTTGTCAATCGAACAGTGTGATTCTCGCTGAGTTTCTCGCGTTCTGTACTCAAACAGAATCAATCCGCTTGCATTCGCCTCGATTCGCCTCGTTCAGACTCGTAGCGAACACGTATGAGGCTAATCGCACGCGCACCGTCTTAAGAAACTTCTGATTCGAACAAACCCAAGAAGGCTTCGAAGCTGTTGCCGCTCCGCAAGGGGCTGGATAAGCGTAGCCTATGGCATGAACGACGCAACAATCACGCTGACGCCAAGAAACCCAGCAACCATGCCGCATCGCTCGATGATCTCGAGATCCAGAGGGAGAGCGCCGCCCAAGGTCACAAGAAACCATCCAAGCTCTTCCACGACCTGATCCGCTGGGAGCTCCATCGCACCAAACAGATCATGACTCAGATTCGCGCAGAACAACTCGACGCAATCTCTCGCGGCCAATATGATCCTCTCACTATCGAGACGATCAGCAAAGAAGACGCGGCCCTTTCGGACGTGCAACGTGGCGATGTTTTGCGTGATGTGAAGATTCGTCCAACTGGCTACGTGCATCCTCGGCTTCGACCGCCTTCGATCAAAGAATTGAAGGAAAGAGAAGAAAATGTCGTTAGAAACGGTTAGGAACAAGTACCAGAAATTCCTGATAGCGCTCGGCGCAACCTACATCACTCACACTCGAATGAAGATCATCGGAGGCAAAGAGACTAGGATTCCCTGTATCACAATCGGCTTTCCTAAGAAGGTCGAACCCGTTGCTCTCATGACCGAAAGTGAATTCGGGAAACTCTTCGAGGAATTCCAGAAAGGCAAGTTGCCGGGGCCAGAAAGCAGAACGCGAGTCGTTGATTCGCTCGGCCACTCTCTTGAAGTCGCTCCCGTCATGATACCCAAGATCCTTGACGGAATGCACACCGACATCGAAGCGAGACCGCTGATAGATATTCCGAAACCCGTCAGCGGCCCCGCTGAGCACATGAAGAAATATCGCCCCGTCCCAGGAGGCGTCTCACTAATCGCCTGCGGCTCCTCGGCTTGCAGCTCACACTTCTGGGTTCGAGGAGATCCAACACACAAAGCCCACAAGGATTGTCTGAACTCTGGCTGGTATGGTACCATAGAGCTCGCTGGGAAGAAGTACACAGGCTGCTGGCATCTCGCCCAGAACTACCACTGCGGAATGAACTTCAGCACTGACGGCTCGCCCTATCCTGCGGGCCACGGATGGGCTCAACCTTCCCCCTATGATGGCGGAATCTGTCCGGCAGACATCGTTGCATATCGACATAGTTTCATCATTCCTGTTCAGCCATACCAGGAGAACGAATTTGACTATCTACTGACGAACGCAGCCGATCTGAATTATGTCAGCGCTGATGTTCTAGACTTTGGCGGAATCAGCATCGTCTATTGGGAACCGCAGGTCGATTGGGAATGCTGGAGCTCTTCACGGACAGAAGGAACCACTTCAGGTAAGATCATAGCCACTGAAGTCACGATCGGTGTCAACTATGAATTCTTCATCGCCTATGTGAACCATTGCATCGAGCATACAGCGAAGATCTCTGGCGGAAGCTCAGGCTCGAGCTTTCTCGCCAGGCCGTCGGGAGCAGCCATTGGCCTCGCAGGAGTCAACTTCGCAGGATCCTCGACAACGAACTACGCTATCGCTCTGCCTGCCATCGCTCGAGATTACGGAGTCGAGTTTGATTGGGCCGCTCATCCTGATGGTGAGCAGCCTGAATGTCCACCCGGCCAGCATTGGGATCCAACACAAGGCAAATGCGTACCTGATCAGCCTGAATGTCCGCCAGGTCAACATTGGGATCCAGACCAGGGCAAATGTGTCCCTGATGAGCAGCCGCCGACCGATTGCTGGACACCATTCCTCGAATGCATCTCAGGCTGGGACGGCTCTGATCTAGACTATCTCATCAACTGCATCGTTGGCCTAGTCGTGTGCCTAGTAGAGCAGGGCATGATAACGCGCAAACAGAAGCAGGCAATAGTCAACCTGGTGTTGAGCAAGGCCCGAGATAAGAAGTCGGTGACCAAGGTCTTGGAGAAGTACCAGCTAAAGGAGAAAGACTATCGAGGAGCATTCGCTCTCGGAACTCTGCTCGCATGCGGCATCTTCGGTGCCCTTTCGATCTGGTTCCCGAACGCGCTCGCGATATTCACTTTCTTCGGCGGCCTCACAGCCCGCGAGATCGAACACTACTTCAGCGCCAAAGGCAAAGAGCCGAAGGCGTGAAGGCGTGTTAGATTTCGTTTCCGACCTAGCGGTGAGCCTCTTCGAAGGGAATCAGGTCGAATGACAATCATGGCGGTTAAGATCTTCTGTTCAGGATGCGGTCAGACCTTCGATGAGGGTGCCGTTCCAGAGTTCTGCGTGAGACGCTTCCTTGGCATATTCAAATGTAGACATTAGTGACATCAATGACGTCCTTTCGTCCGCTTCGTCTACACACAGCGCTAAGGATAGTCAAAGGCCTTGGCAGATGGGTGCTTGTCGTAGGGCTGCCAGGGACAGGCAAGTCAACTCTGCTAAGCAACTTGCGCCGAAGATTTCATGATCCTCTGACTTTCTCAATCGGCATCTTTGACGCTTGGGAATTTGACGAGCGAAAGGCGAAAGGAAAACGAGTTGTCATCATCGAAGATTTGCCGCAGCTCGTAGACGATGAGAGAAAACTGAGGAGACTGATTGGCTGGGTCTCGATAGCCCGCCATGCCACGCAAAACCTGATCATCAGCACTCAAACTCTGAGCCTATTCGAATCATGGCTGCCCGAGCAATTCCAGCTCTTCATTCTCTTCCGCTCTGACAAGAGCAGCCTCGCAACAATCGGGCTACCTGATGAGGTAGCGTCAGCAGCGAGCGAATTAGGCCGCTTCCAGTATTTCATATTCGATCGAGAGAAGCAGGGTCTCACAAGACGGTACACGGATCACCAGGTCAAACCAGTACGAGGGATACTCTCGTGACCTCGAAAGGCCCAAGGCTCGAATACCTAACAAGCATGATTGTGACCCTGACCTTCGCGATACTCTATGGCGTTCTGGAATACTATTGGATAATCACGGACCGAGATGTGCCTTTCCGATATGGCCACACACCGATCTTCATCGGCTTCCAACTCTACCATATCGCGGTGATGATGCCGATCCTGTTTCTGGTCGGCTTCGCTCCTTTCATTGATGATCTGATAGGCGTGAGTCAGATAATCGAGAAATGGTACACGGCTGCGCTCGGTTTCGCAACGACTGTCTTCGCTGTTATGCTCGAAGATAGCGTGTGGTTCCTAGCAAGAGTTCTGAATCCGCTCTCAATGGATCCGCTGGGCGGCCAGTGGATTCAGGCTACAGACTGGACCGCAAGATGGAATTCTATTCCATTTCCTGGCGGCGTCATTCCAACCTGGTACTGCTTGATCGCAGTCTTCGCAGGTGTCATGTGGATATGCGTCTTCAGACACGAGGCGATAAGATCTGACGCCCGCTGAAGTCTTCTGGGCAACCGCTTTCTTATCCACTCTTTTGATCCGACTCCTAGCTGACTATGTGAAGGTCAGACTCTACTGGAACTTCAAGAGTCACAAGATCACGATCATGCAATACCAGAAAGCAATCAAGAGCAAAGGCATCCACGTCCATCACTTCGTCTGGGGAATCATCTGCGCCTTCGCTGCAATCGGAGCGCTCTATTGGAATCAAGTTTATCCTGGAGCCCTTCTCGCGGCGCTCGCAGCCAGCCTCATCGCTTCAGAAGGAAAAGAACTCGTTCTGCAAAAGTGGGGGCCATAGAATCTGACACTGAACACCTATGCGAAATATCTCGGCTACTTCACGCTGAAGCCAAGGCAGAGGCTCATAAAGAACGATGTGATCACGATCGAATTTCCGAAGGCCGTAACTCTCATTGCTGGACGCGTTTGGGTAGGATATGATCAGGGAAGCACATTCGAGGCCGCCCTGTCAATCTGGCTTCAGCCTAAGGTGAATTCATTACGGCGCTATCTCAGAGCGCTTGTGCGTTCCCTAAAGAGACTGCCCCCTGAAACCCCTGCAACCCCATACAGCTATGATTCATGCTCAGAAACCGACGCAGATATCGGAGATCTTCCAGTTGGTGCAGTGCCGCCTAAGGATCCTGGCAGCGCCTTCAGTGGCAACGTCTACATCGGCGGAGTCTACATGCACAGGCATACGAGTGCAACCTCTCAGCAAGACTACTATCCGCTCAATGAGCTTCATGCGCTCAAACCGATTCGGGTCAACGCAGGCAGCAGGGTCATCGTGAACCGAAACATCTTCAACATAGATCCCGCGAGAACCTTCAACGCTTGGGACTGCGAGCTCATCCTAGTCGTAGATGAATAGCCTTGAACAAGGACCTTCCCGAAGAGATACAAGCCGCCCTAGATGATCCCAAAGAAGACTGCGGCCCCTTCGTCACGCAAGTAGCCTGCCTCAAACAGCAGCTTAAGCTAGAGAAGAGGCTCACAAGGCTCGAATCCCTCAACACAATCAACATACTCATCTCCCTAGGAGCCCTTGCTAGCCTGCTCGCGGCGCTTTGGAAACTCTTCGGAGGGTAAAGAGAATGAACAAAACATGCGCGAGATGTGGACACAGCCTCGCAGCGCATGACGACTCAGGCTGTAGAATGTGCTACGACGAGAAATGCCGCAGACGCGGAGCAATCCTGGCAAAAGCCCAAGAACCGTGAAATGAGCCCCCATGACCAAGAAAAGACGGAAACGCGGGGGTCGTGTCCGAAAGCGCCGGAAAGAAAGGGGCCATAGCCACACCCCCCCTTACTCTCCGCCGAGCGTGGATCCGAAGATTAAGGGTCAGTATCTGAAGGCTCAGATTAGGAAGATCGAACGGCAGCTCGCTCCTCTCGGCATCAAGATTAACATAAACTCGCTTGAGGATCTCAAGGCTTTCGTCAACAAGCTGATGCAGCTTCAGGCGGACAAGAAGATCGAAAGCCACGAAACGAGAGTCCTGAATGATTCATGCGAGATCTTGAGGAAGATCTATCAGCCAAGCGATCTCGAGGAAACCGTGAATGAGCTTCTCAAAGAGGCGCAAAGTCTCCGAGAAAGTGTCTCTGATCTTAGGAAGCATGGCGTCGGCCAAGGCGGAGCTCGAGGCGGTACGCAACCCGATTCCTCAGGATCCAGTCCAGTGGGCTGAACGCATCCGAATCCTCAAGGGCGCTCCGTTCAGCTTCCAGGATCGAGACTATCTGCTTCCGCTCTACCGCGACAACTCGCACCGAGTCATCATCGTGAAATCTCGGCAGATGGAGATGACCGAGTGGATCGTCAACTGGCTTCTCTATAAGCTGACCACGTATCCCTTCATAACCGCAATCTACACCGCGCCGCGAATGGATCAGGTTTCAAGATTCAGCCACGACCGATTCCGCAAAGCCCTATTCGACAGCCCAGAGCTCCGCGACTATATCAGCAAGGCGCGAGAGGCAGAGCTTGGAGAAACCGCGATCGGCAGAATCCCCTTCTCGAACGGCTCAATCTGCTATCTCATCAGCGCATGGGGAGACTTCGACGCTCTAAGAAACATTCCAGCAGACTTCGCAGCCATAGATGAAATGCAGGACGTCCAGCAAGAAGCGATCCCTGTCCTTGAAGAGACACTCAGCCACAGCCAATTCGGAACAATGATCATGGTTGGAACCGCAAGCGATGAGGGCTCGGAATTCTCGCGACTCTGGCAACAAAGCGATATGAACGAATGGGATCCAGAATCAGGCGCATGGATTCCGCAGAGACCTCAGAACCGATTCTACTCAGGATATCACATAGATCAACGCATGGCTCCGTGGATCAACAGCCTCCCGCCCACTCATCCCAACAGCATAGAAGCCAAACGCATCCGCTACCGAAGCGAGCGCAGATTCCTCAACGAAGTTCTCGGCCTCTTCTATCGGGGTCTTGCTAAGCCGTTGATCTCTGAGGATCTTCTAGCTTGCAGAGACTTCCAATTCGCCCTGATGGATCACCTTGATCCGCCATACGTCTCGTATGCTGGCATTGATTGGGGCGGCGGACAACACGCCTTCACCGTCGTCTGGATCATGGCGAAGGACGATAAAGACCGCTGGCGACTCATCTACGTTCGCAAATTCGATGAACGCGACCCCATGAAGCAAGTCCAGATCATCAGCAACCTCATCCCGCTCTTCAATGTGAAACAGGCCGTGGCAGACATCGGATACGGTGCCGTACAAGTCAGCGAGCTCCAGAAGAAGTTCGCTGATCGACTCCTCGGCTGCCAATACACTCGCAGACCCGAGATCCCTCTTGAGCGTCGAACCTCAGACGAGTATGGCAAGCGAGTCGCGCAGATGCTTCTCCTAGCTGACCGCTCATTCTGGATTGAGACCGCTATCGAGCTGATCAAGCATAAGGATCCAACTGGCGCAGTCAATCCGCTGCTAGTCATTCCATGGGCTGAACCGCTCGACGTCGAATGGATCATTGAGCAATTCACCTGCATCGAGATGGAGGAGCAGGAGACCGTTAGCGGCAAGAAGTATCATCACTACACGCATCCAGAAGGCGAACCTGACGACGCGCTTCACGGATTCATCTATGCGCTGATCGCTGATGCCTATGGCCGCATGGCTCCGCCTCTAGTCGTACAAGACCTATTCGGATGAATGAGAAAGAAGGAGAATACGCCGTGCCAAGTGGTGTCATATCGTTCAGTGGCAGCGACGAAGATAAGCAGAGGCTACGAGAATACTTCCGCACGGAAATCAAAGGGCACTTCCATAAAGTCCACATGAATCGTCTGCATTGGGCTTTCTATCGGTTGCGATACAAGCTGATGGGCAAGCCATGTCCACGATGCCAGGCCAGCATCAATTTCTGGAAGAACCGCGAGCGTCCGCCTTTGATGTTCTGTACGCCATCACGATGTGCGATCTGCGGCAGATTCTCCGTTTAGGCCTTGATCGTCTGCGAGCGCAAGCGGGAGAATCCCTCTCTCATCCAAAAAGCCCGATGATGGGATACAGACCTCAGGTCCCAGGTCCGGAGGGTTAGTATAGCATCCCATAAGGCGATGACGCCCGCGAGGGCTGAGCCGAGTTTTGTCTTTGTGAGACAGAGACCCTTGCCTCGAAAACAATGCCTCCGTTGCTACATGGTCTACGACACCAACATGAGAGAAGCAGCCTGTCCACATCGTGCGAAGGTGCACCTTTGATGAAACTGCATGTAATCAACACCCTCGAATCTGGCCGCCATTTGCGTGAATGCCCGCAATGCTCTCTGCTAGGAAGACAGTTCACGTATCATTTGAGCATCCGAGGAAACGAAGCCACATTCTCAGCCGTTCTCCAGACTTGAGACTTCGGACGCGGTTGACTTGAAAGAAAATAAGGTGCCTGGTCTTTGGTGTCCGCGTTGCGGAAAGAAAGGCTTCATAGTGCAAGTTCATGAAGGCATCATGACGCCTCGTGGCAAACTGGATTTCCCACATTACAAGTGCGGTAAGTGCCTTCAAATGTGGTACGAGCAGGCCGATGTGCTCGCGTACGTGTTTGCGACAAGCGGTCAACAGGCGCCGATAGCTGGCCCCGAAGTCGCACTCAAGAAACCAGCATAGTCACGGTGAGATCAAGTATGGAGAAATGTCCAGGCTGCGGCCAAGATGTCGCACAGCCTAACAAGGAATGGGACATGAAAGGCAACCCTCACGGGCCGCCTCTACATGTGAGACACTACATCTGCCCAGCTTGCGGAAAACGGTTCAGACGAGCAGAGAAGATCCCGACATGAGCCGCCGATCAAGAAAGCGATTTGAGAGGATTCACACGAAGCGAGCGAAAGCTGGATTCCCCCGTGTCAGCCCAAGCATTCTCCACAAAGACGGAACCATTGAACCCGCACCACGACAGGGATACAGAGTCGTTCTCTCCCCGACATTTCAAGAGCAACTGCGAGCTCTAAGCTCAACGGACCAGCAGGAGATCATGCAGGCTGCCGAGAAACTCGCGGAGAATCCCTACCGAGGCAGACGAATCATCGCCTCTCCGATCGAGCGTATTCATGACTGGCTTCTCTGGCTCTGGCATGAACTGAGATTTCGTCTTCGAATCTGAAATCCTAGTTACGCCTTCCATTCTTGCACGAGTGTCTTATTGGATTGAATGAGGCACGGTGAGTCTCCCGCAGCCCAGCGGCGAACATGCTGTGGCAACCGTCGCAGACACTTCTCCGTTAATTCAAGCAAACCAAGTTGAAGAGAAATTGGTGTCAGCATTACGCATAGTCTCAGCGGATCCCCTAGTTCGGGATAGGCTCAATCGCCTAGAGGACAACACTATCACGAAAGGCGTCATGGACACGATCTATCCCTGGTGGTGGGATGAGAGAGAGTTTCCAAGACGCGCCGTCATGACAGAGTGGTTCTATAATCCGCTGAAAGGTCAGCCTAGGTACATAGATGTCTACCGTTACCGTAGCCTAGCGGCTTCTGAATGGGTAGCCATGTGCGTCATGACAATCATTGAAGAGGTCGCGCAGATTCCGTGGGAGATCATCCCGAAGGATCCTAAGCTCCGCGAGTCTCCGCCGGAAGATATTCTAGCGGACATTGATGAGGCCACATACTTCTTCAACAATCCGAACGACAACAAAGGCGAAACTCTGAACACTCTCCTGCGAGCTCTCATACGGGACAGCCTAGAACTTGACGCGGCAACGCTTGTGAAAGGCTTCTCACTGAACAGCTATGTGCAGCATCCCGCTGGCGGATTCGAACTTAAACCCCGAGGCCAAAGACAACTCAGCGAACTCTTCTGTCGAGACGGAGCTTCCTTCTTAAAAGAGACTGATGTCAACGGAATCGAATACCGCTACTGGCAGTACAGCTATTTGCATCCCGCTGTCGCACCGATCGAGTTCGACGTGAATGAGATCGCCTATGCGATGCGTTACAACCGCTCATACAGCGTCTACGGCTGGGCTGAGACTCAAAGCGCCGAGACAATTCTGAACTGTCTCATCAATTCGGCTTTCACGAATGCCAGCATGTTCCAGGAATACGCTGTGCCCTCAGGCGTCGTTTCCTTCACTGGCAGCGAGGAAGATGAGCAGAGGCTACGGGAATACTTCCGCACGGAAATCAAAGGCCGCTTCCACAAGGTCGCCATACTCAACAAAGAAGCAAAATTCACACCGCTAACCTACACGAACCGAGACTTGGAGTTCATCAAAGGCCAAGAATGGTTCGCAAAAATCATGTGGGCGATCTACAAACTCACACCAAGCGAAGTCGGCTTCACCGATGATATTCGAGCTACAGGCGCGGCGATGTCCGCTCAAGGCACGATCCAAAAACGCAAAGCCATCCTGCCATTACTCAGACTCCTAGAACAGATCCTTAACAATCAAATCCTGAATGAAATCTCTGACCGCATAGTTTTGTCGTTCAAGTATGTTGACAAGGAACAGGAAGCTCTCGAAGATCAAATGGACTTCCAGAAGATTCAGCAAGGCATTATGAAAATCAACGAGTACCGTGCCAGAAAGAAGCTAGGCCCGTCTGTTCCATGGGGTGAGAAACCGCTTCAACTAACCCTCGCCGAACTGAAAGGAGGCCAACAGCCCGGCCTCTTCGGAGCTCCCAAGCCACATCTGAACATTCCAACAGGACCAGAAAAGGGCATACCGAAGATACCGCTCACAGCCGAAGACCAAGCCATCGTTGAAGGCATGAAAGCATGGGGCGGCGTCCCAACTGAAGGCTACGATTTCGCAGAGGGCTCACTCGGCGGAAACAATCTCTACGCGGCTCCAGTTCTCACCTATGATAACAGAACCGGCCAGGTGAAAATTCTCCCACAAGGCGCAATGACGATCCCAGGCCGACGCTACATAACCCGAGATGGAAAAGTATTCTATGTTCCACAACGGAAGCCGCTGCCCGTTAAACCATCTCAACCAACGAAGACGATCCTGCGTTCACCGAAGAACAAAGGGTTCCGAGATACCTCAGCCGATGTTCTGAAACAATACTTGAAGCCGACTCGAGAACCTTTCATCGGCCCCTATGAAGGCGACCGGAAACCGCGACCTAAGCCCATGAGCGGAGTTGGCGGCAACCCAAAAGAATCAATCCGGGACGGCATGATGCTGCCTGGAGAAAGCCCTGAAGAAATACGTCGAAGCCGCGATGCAACCGGGCCTAAAGCTGGGAGACCAAGAGCACGCCAAAGCGGCGGATCCGACCAGGACTACCCGATGGGCGCGTTAGCGTACAGGCCCGACGAGCCCGTTAGAGACAACGACCTCAGCCCAGAGCAAACCCCTGAAGGAATCGCCCGCGCTCGCGTCAGCAGGGAATATGAGCGGCCCACGAAACCCTTCGGACCAATCCATCACACTGACACGCAACGCACAGGACCAAAAGATTCCTATCAAGGCGGACCTGGCAACATCGGCGGCCAGTACAAGCGCAGGCAGGGCGGGCGCATACGCAAGATCGGCCATCCACCGCCCGGCGAAGGACCACAATCTACAGGTGAAGTTTATCGTGGCAAACAGCAGCGGAAAGAGAAAGTTGACCTGCATCGAGGCGGGATGGGAGCTCATCGCTGGGAACGTGACGAAAGCAATGTTCCAATCGCAACCGTGACAGAAGAATCCGGCGCTCACATTGATCCGCACTACATGAAGAAACCTTACCCGGGCAGACATCGAGAAATCACTGAAGGCGGCGGTTATGATGTTGAATCACGAATCGTTCCCACACGGGCAGGAACTCCGAAAATCATTGACGCTTCAATTCCTCATGATGACCGCGCCTATCTAGATCGTAAGTTTGTTCGTGTGAAGCTGTCTAAAGCTGATTTGAACATTGACAACGTGTGGAAAACCCATGACATGTCTGAAGCGCGAATGAACGAATACTTTGACATGTTCGATGAAGAACGGAAGGAACACCCAGGTTTCACGCGGGAGCAGATTTGGCAAATCGTCAAAGACCACATGCGGGAGAAAGGTTTAGCGCCGAAAGCTCGCAAACGACCAACACAGCCAGATAACGCTCCAATCGCCCCGCTCGCCCAGCCAAGAGAGAACTTGGATCCTACAGGGGGCGCAAGCACCGAGCAGGCACCAAGGCTGAAGCCTACGCCCACGATTCCTAGAGGACCGAAATATCCGAAAGATGTTCCACCAGTTCAGCCCGATACAGGCGCAATAGGCGCTATGAGAGCAACAGCTCCAAGCGGAGCAAAATATGTTCTACGGGATAAGCGGGGAGCTCCACCACCCTTCAAGAAATCTGAGAGCACGGATACGGGCAGCCTCGGCCCAGACCACCGCGAAACCCTCGGCTACACGGAACGTGACTTGTCGAAAGTTCACGATAATGTGCAGCGCAGCGCATCAGCCCCAGAAAGCAAACAGGTCAACGCCTACGATACTCGAGAGGAATGGAAAGGCGGACGACTCGAGACGCGCCTCATATCCGCGCCCAAGAAGGCTCAGATCCGCGAGGCCGCCCGACTCGGACGGAAGCCTCTCAGCAGCTCAGCCAGTGCGAAACTCAGCCCCCTAGATGTTAAGATGGTTCCGCCAATTCCTAGCAAGGCAGGGGGCAAACGACGCGAAGCCTCATTCCTCAAGACGCTCATTCCACCGCATGATTTGTACGTGGAGCCGTTTGCAGGCGGCGCAGCCCTATTCTTCATGCTGGACGATCCTGGGAGAGTCGTTCTAAACGATGTAAACCCAAGATTCACTAAGGTATGGCAGTGGATCAAACAGGCTACGCCCGAACAAGCAAAATCCATGATGAACCGACCTTGGGCAGCGACAAGAGAAAGATGGTTCCATGTACGAGATCAGTACAAGCCCAAGACTCTGGACGATGAGCTTTGGCAGCTCCTCTACGTGACCCGTCACAGCTTCATGAACCGCGGGGATACTTGGCGCGGGAATCTTGGTTCTCCAGATCGAGAGAGGTCGCAGAATAGCGCTCCAAATTGGCTGAGCAGGCTTGATCAGTACAAAGAGCAGCTATCGCAAGTCAAGATAGAGAACAAAGACTGGAAGGAGATTGTTCATCAGTACGATTCACCAAACACGTTCTTCTACTTTGACCCGCCCTATGAAGAAAAGTTCGTGCCCGATCTCATCAAGACCCTGCCCACTTTGAAGGGGAAGTGGCTGCTTAGTTTCGGCGAGAACGAACGGTTAGCACGTGGTTTGTCTTCAAAGGGAATGCATACCTTCATTGTGCCTGTCACGAACACAATCAACAAGCCAACAGGAGAAAGGCGCACGATGCGCCGAGAACTCATCGCCGCCAATTACCCGATCGATGTGCCGAAAGATCTGGTGTTCAAAGCGGCTGCGATTGGTTCTGAGCACACGCACTCCGACACTTTCCGAGGCCCCGTCAAAGCCGAGTATGGCTTGGCTAGGCGCCTCACAGAAATCATGAAAGCCTTCATAGCTGGCCGGTTGACGCGAAGCCAAGCCCTCACGGAAGGCCACAAAGCCATAGATGACAACCAAGCCCGAATCGCAGAGATCGCTAGGAAACATGCAAGGCGAGCTATCGGCAAAGACGTTGTTGAGCTCGCGCCAGAGGTTGCGGGCCGCTTAGAACAGATCCGAACCCAATCCCTCAGCGACTTCGACAGGATCCTCGAGGACGCGAACTCATCCCGTATCGCGGGGACGCTTTGAGGAAATATTTAAGCCATCAGAACCATCGCGCACGAGAATGGTTCTGCCTGTAGCCTCATGCTCACGCAAAAGAGAGATGGTAGGGAAGCCAAGTCGTTGCGTGAGCCCTACCATCCTCACCCAGGATTTTCCATGAGGATTTATCATGAGCATCGCAGCGGAAGATTTCTGGAAAAGCCTCAAGGGCCTACTTGCTCGCCTAGCCGACCTGTCGCATCACCTCACATGGAGCAGCCTCAACACAGCCATCCGTGAACAATTCGCCGTAGTCGAAGATGACTATCAAACCGTAACAGGCGAGCCGTCAGGCCGGAAACTTGCATGGACCACCATGGGCGATGAGAAGGTTTGCGACATCTGCGAAGGCAATGAAGGCGAATATGATCCCGCTGAAGAATTTCTACCGACCATGCCCGCTCATGTAACCTGCCGCTGTTGGTGGCAAATAAACGAAGGCGACTAAGAGCGAAATGCCTTCCTCGAGACGAAACTGGCTTGTTTTCTGACGTCGGAGAACTGGCGAGTTTCGAGGATCCTTCCAGCTGGCTAATTGTGACGATGTGAATGAATATTGATCAGCGAGCAGCTAATCGAGGAAATCCTAGCTCAGAAGAGCACTCCTCGCACCAGTCCGCTATTCGTATTGCCAGCCGATGATCAAAAAGGATTGCTGAACGAAAATCCATCGAACTCTTCCCGATCCCGAATGTATGTGAGAAGCAAATTTGGAAATGGCCTAGAAACGGGTTGCCTCCAATCGTTGAAGTACTCAAGAAACAGAGTCAAGAAAGCAGTACAACTCTTGCGAAAGAAACACTACTTAGTATTGCCGCTTGATGGAACCTGTAAAGTAATCAATCTGATTGCTGTGAGTCCTGACTCGCAAAGACTTGTCATTCAAGTCAAATCAGGGAACGCGAAGCCGACGCAGCAGGAACGAATCGCATTGAAGTTTCTGGCTTCACGATTTCAAGCTAGAGCAGAGGTCTGGACATTCAAGAAGAGACAGCCCCTCAAAGTTGAGACCCTATGACGATGACTGTACCAATGGCCCGCTGTTTCATCTGTGGGCGAGTTGAGAACGATTTCAAAACTAAGGGGCTTTGGGTTGCTGGGAAATGGCATTGTCCTAACTGCGTGAAGCGGCTTGCAAATCGGCGGGAGAATCTCTGGGCCTATCGGTCAGAATGTTACACTTGTGAGTTCTACCGTATGAATATGTATGGCGGCCTCAGCTTACCTGATGAGCCTGAAAACCCACGCTATATCTGTCTCAAATTCGAAGCCAAACAGAATTGCATTTACGATGAGCCTGAACCGCCTAAGCCTCAATCATCCATGCCCACTCAACCAACTGGCACACCGCCAGCGCTTCCAGTTCTGAAACAGGAAACGAAACCGACCACGCCTGAGTCGCTGCCACCGAAGCCGCAACCTATCAGTTTGCTTGGAGCTGTCTCAAATCTTCCCGCTCGACCTCATGCTGAAAGCCCAGCTCTGAAACGGAAGCCACCGCCCAGAAGGCAAAGGCGCTAAGACAACTTCGGCTTGAACCAATTTGGGCTATTGCATCTTTCGTAGGAAAAGACCGGAGAGCCACTTTGGTTGAACTGAGAGTCTCACTTCGGATGTCCACTGATAAGCAATCAAGGGATCGTTAGGCATGGTCTTGAACTCTGGTGTTGTTGTCTCTAACCGTAGAAATCGCCGAAGGAACTTCGTAAGTCGAATATGACGAACCCAAAACGGTTTCAGTCTAGTGCGAATGTAATCTTCCGTCTGAGAATAGGTCTTGATTGCGGCTTGCCGTGACAGGTCGTCAACTAACTCAGGCCAACTCATCGCATTATCCTTACCTTTCACAAGTATTCTTGCCAATGGATTACCAAATAATGAATCACTCGGTAAGGCTTGCTTAATATGAGTTTCTCGGATCGGCGTCGGAAACTCTCAACCCGAGATTATGTAACGCTGAAGCTGGCGAGCGAAAACCACAGCATCAGGGAACTCAGCAAAATCTTCAACATACATGAGAACTGGGTTCGCAGGATCCTACGCACCCCGAACCTGCGCTGTCCAATCTGCCATAAATGGAAGTTGCGAGGAAGCATACTCAAGAGTGAAACAAACCCCGAGTATTTCCTCTGGATTTGCCAAGACTGCATCAAAACGGAATGCGCTTGACGTTTTCAGCCTAATAATAGTGTAGTTAGGGCAACCTCGCTGCTACCTTCGTTCGAAAGAGAGCCCTCTAGAGGATAGGTCAGGCCATGCCGAAGCGTCCGCCGAAGAAATGGTTCGATGAGAAGTATCGTGAGATAGGTGCGGGTCTGCGTAAGGCTCATCCTGACTGGTCTAAGGACACACTTGCTGAGCGTACTAGGGCTACTGTTGGGAACATTTGGCATAACGTCATGAGTGCAGGCCAACGGAGAGCCCGAGTCTCCGAAGCTGAACGCAAGAAAGCATTCTATGGGATTCTTCGGAAAGCTGGGCTCGGTAAGACCGCAGCGTACAATCTTGCTGTTAGCACAGTGAAAGATTTCGGCGGCTGGACCTCGCAGAATCTGGATTGGGAGCGCGGATACCGGGAAGGCGAACGAAAAGAGGAAGATCGCCAGAGAGGAATCAAGGTTCAACGTTCAAGACAGGCGCAACTGGACAAGAAGCAGACTCACCAACTTGAACGATACACGAACCCAGACAATCCCGTTCGGATTGAGCAGCGTAGAGAAAGACGATCTGGACTAGGCTATCGTGCTGGGGAACGAAAAGAGCAGCATCAAGAACCTGGGACAGTTGTAGCAAGCGTGGCCCGGGGCAAGGACCATCTCGGCCCCTTAGCTGACCCTGAGTTTCACGGCGAACCATTCTACGCCGACGCAGAGGAAGAGCCAACATACGTTGACTTGGGCGATGTGGTTGAAGGCAAAGGTGAAGTTCACCCTGAAATGGCGAAAGTGCAAGACCACCCAGGCCAATCATGCGACGACGCTCACACAGGAATGAGCCACGAGCATTTCATGGCTCATCAAAGCCAGAAACAATTCTACGGGCGCGGCCCGGTTGTTCTGCCGCTGAAGATCAAACGATACTCACTCTTCATGCCCTTCGAAGTCAAAGTTGCCACAAAATCATTCGGCGAAGTCAAAGCAGGCGATCTCCTGGTTGAAGGTTTCGTAAGCGCACCAATCAAAGACCTACAGGGCGATGTGCTGGAAACCCCAGCTCTCGTTGAAGCTAAAGAGGCGATGGTTCGAGCCCCACACAACCTCATTTGGTTAGATCATGAGTCACCGTATGCGAAGCCGATTGAGAATCAGGGCACGCCTCCGATTGGAAAATTCATTGAATCCAAGATTCTGAAGATCGGCGGATTGCCCGCCCTCTGGGCTCGGTGGCTTGTCAATAAAGCTCATCCGAACTTCAAGCAGGTCGCTTACGAGCTGAAGAACGGATTCTACAACGCCATGAGCATGGAGTTCGTGCCCATTCGTCAATCGCAGAAATGGATAGGCACGAAACTCGTCAATGCGATTTCCAGCATCAAATATTTTGCGACTAGCCTGGTGCGAGCGCCAGCGAATGAAGTCGCAACCATAACCCGAGTCTACGAGAAGGCGTTCGCAAATTCTTCACGGTTCTTGCCCATTCGTGTGAAGAGCACGCTTGGGTTTGGACAAACCGTAATAACAAAAGGAGAAAATGGAAAATTGCCAAAAAGAAAGGAAGCGGAACCCGAAAACGAACCAGAACCAGAACTTGAACCAGAACTAGAGCCAGAACTCGAACCTGAACTAGAGCCCGTACCTGAACCGGGACGCGCAGCCATCAAAGAAGCGGAGCCTGAACCTGAGAGCGATTCGGACGATGGAGATGGCGACGATGATGACGATGACGAGACACCAGAATTTCCCTACTCGCGTAAGGACTACGACCGGGAAACCGGCTACGTGGCGCCCGAGAGGGCTACAACCGCGATAGGTGAATGGGGAGATCCCGCCCTCGAGAAAGGTCGCGCCGCTATCAAACGCATCGAACGCATCGAGAAGTATCTCAGCGGTAGCAGCAGAGCCCTCAACAAAGGCATGAACACTCTGTACGGCAACGAGCTTTATCTACGGTCCCAAGGTCAACGGCACACTGCATTCTTGAAAGCCATCGCGAAAGCGGTAGGCGTCGAGACGAAAGGAATTGACGAGGACACCCCTGAGACATTGGGTGTCTACGAAGATTTCGCCACGATAACCGATGAGCAGAAGCCGCCTGAAGTCAAGCCGGGCAAATTGAAGCCACGCCCGCAACGTTTCATCAGCACCTTCCCAACAGACGACGAGGACACTGAAGAAGCAGACGACCAAGAAGTCGGCGGAGAACCCGTCGGCGTCAAAGGCCTACAACGCTACGTCAAAGGACTTGTCAGGAAAGTTGTTGACGAAACTGTTCAGAAGAAGATCGTTGTCCGGAAAGGTTACGCGGAACACGCTGGACCTGTGCCGGAGAGCGTTCGCAGAATGCAAGCCATCCAACAGGACGACGGCAGCCTAGACTCGCAGCTCGCAGTCATTGAAGCAGGAGGTCAATAGAAATGAGCCACCTGAAATTAGTTGACCCCGAACAAGGCAGAGCTACAGGAGCAGGCGGAGGAGAAGCTGCTCGACCATACTACTCCACAGTGGACAGAGCACTTCTAACACCGCCCGTTCAAGGAGGAACACCCGCAGGTATCCTTGCTGGCCTAGTTGGATTAGCAGCCTTCCCTGAAGGCACCGTAATCTACGAAGGCTTGAAGGATAACGGGGAACTCGGCCTAGACCACCGCCAAATGTACCTCGGCTGGATTCGCAAGAAGATGCGTCTACGCAGCCTACGCACCAAAGGCTACTTGGACTCAACCAGCGCCATCGTTCACACCACAACCGACCAAGAGATCATAGATACCACACGCCGAGAAACACCACTCTTAGAGCTCATCGCCCAAGAAACCGCCCGAGGCAAAGTCGCCAACTACGATGTACTAACCGCCAGAGCATCGGCTTTTGGTGTGAGTGAAACAACCGCAGCCAAGACGCCGGGTAGCGACACCTATGTGAACGCCTCAAAACCCGTCAACATTTTCACAGCATGGGGTGGATGGACTGACTTGGGCTTAGCTACAATGGCAAGCCAGTACCCAACCCGTGACGCGAGAGCCATCGAAATCCGCAACAAGACATGGAGCCTCAACGAAACTGATGAGAACGAAATCCTCAACGGAGGAACTACACTTGAATCAGCTTTCAACTCAGGCGGAGACAACTTAGGATTCATTGGCATAAGAGCTGAAATCATCGGCTCATCCGGAACCTACGCACAGCTACAGTCAAACCTGAACGGCGCAGATGCCTCAGACACTGACATAGACAACATGATCGCGCAAATGGTCCTGTTGAACGTCAAACCCAACTTGGCCGTCACGGACTTGATGACATGGCAGAAGATCAAGCAGCTAATGATGTCCATTGTCCGGTACGCGAACCCTGAGACTGAGATCGCTTGGGGTCTCAAAGCACTCGCATGGGCTACGCCTTACGGTGTCATGCCGTTCATAGGCAGCAAGTTCATGCCCGCCACAGCAGGCAGCCGAGAAATCATCTTCCTCGACACCAAGTTCCTCGCGCAAAGGCTACTCTTGGACAGCACGATGGAGATGCTTGCGAAAGTCAGCATACAGCAACCCTTCGTCATCAAACGATTCTTCAACTCCATAGACAAGACAGACTCGAAGCCACCCAGCTACGTCTACAACACAAACCCGACCTCAACGGACGCCACGTCGAAGATGGGCCGCATCTACAACTTATCATAGGAGCTGAACTGTAGATGCCCGGCTTTGTTCGTGGAGCCCGATTCTTCATCCATGCATTCGCCTGCCTGTTCTTCACAGGCACATGGGCAGCAACACTAGCCTCATACGTAGCCTTCATGCGAAAGACCGCCGCAGCCCAAACCTCAACAGTCGTCATACCTCTTGAAGTGCAAAGCAGGATTCGCCCAGGTTCCAAACTGAAAGTGAACCGGATACGATTCTACTACACCGTTGGAACCGCAGCCCTATCGTCAGCCATTGTTTTCCGACTTAGAGTAGGAACATTGCCTGCCGATGGAACCGCTGTGTCAAGCGCAGCAGTCGCATCAACAAAGGACATCTCTGACGCCACAAGTCTCGCCCTTGGAGATCACACATGCATAGTGACGCCCAGCGTAGACGTTTACATTCAAGACGGACAGTGGATTCATCTGGAAGTAGATTTCCCCGCAGCCGCCACAACAGTTCTGGATTTCAAAGGCGCTCTGGTCGAGTACACCGAGCCACCGCAATACTAGGCTCAGTAAATCATTCCCCGCTTTCTTCCCGAAACTATCGGGGCTTTACGCCCAACAAAGTAAGTAAGTAGGTAGATGAGAAGATGCCAAAGAGTCTGATCGTGAGATCACGTAGCGAAGCATGTGTAGACAGTGGAAAAGGGTTCGTCTGCGCGACAGGGCCGAAGGCGGTCGCAACCGGCAACAACTATCTCTTCTTCATGGCGTCGGGCAGCACGAAGGTCATTCGCGTCACGAAGATCATCGTTTCTTGCGATGCGACAATGAGGGCAAGGATCACCCAAGCGCCTACAGTCTCAGCCAACGGGACAAGTCTAACCATGAAGAATAGGCGCATGGGCAAGGGCCAAAGTCCTGAAGCAGCTTGCTACACAGGCCCGACAGTCACAGCCGAAGGCGATGGTGTCTATGATCATTGGCTCGGAGCAGGAACCACAGTCATCTTGGATATGAGCGGTTCTCCTTGGACGGTTGATCCAGGAAACAGCTTGCTCGTGAACATGGTCGCAGGCGGATCAAACAATGCCTCAGTGACTTTCGAATGGGACGAAGAGCTTCGCTGAAAGACTGAAATACGATCACGTACCACTCCGTTACTGGTAGGAGGTCGCTCAGGGAATGAGGCGAATGAAGTTAATCGGGATCCTAGCCCTGATGCTGATTGTTCTAGCTTCAAGTTTCAATTCAGCGGAGGCCGCTCTTCCAAGTTCGACGTCGAACTCGTTCCTTTCGAATGCTGCCACAACTGCTGTCGCGAATCTGTGGGATTCGAGCAGAGGCGCTTTCAAAGCCTCGCCTCTCACTGAGCCGTACAATTATTGGGTTGACGATCAAGGCAAGATGCTTGAGCTTCTCGCTGCAAGTCCCTCCCATTGGAGCTATGCCTCTTCTGTTCGCTCATTCATCTCAAATCATGTTACGAGCTCGGGAAGCGCGATCAGGCGAGACGTCATTCAGAAGCCCACGATCGAGAGCCCGAATCCGCTTTCCTTTGCGGTTCAGAATCGCCTCATAGAAGCCTATGGAGATCTCAGCAAGGCCAAGGATCGCAGTTTCAGGATCCTCTATCTCCCGCAAGGAACTATGATGACGGCCATTCAGGGTCATGTGGTTTGGAACGGCACAGCAGACCTAGACTTGAGCTATGTCTATCCTCCCACTGACTACACTGTGACGTCGGGAACAAGCGGCGGCCTCGAATATGCTCGACTGACTCAGATCTGGGATCTCACAGGATTCAGGATGACGATAGAGTACACGTTCTGGGAGCATCGCGCATACCTCGAAGTCGGATACACCTTCTATGCGAAGTCAGCCATGAGCGACGTGAAAGTTGCCGTTCCACTTGATCAGCTCGATTGGTTCGGCTCCACAATGTTCACGGGAGGGCCGCATTTAGGCTATCAATGGGTTTGGATGCCCGGCTATGCAGATCAGGAGAGCAACGACACAGCGAATCAGCACTTTCTTCCGAATGCCGCTCAATGGAATGCGACATGGTTCATGGTTCACATGCACGACAAGCCTGACGGGGTGAGCTCGAGCCTCGCAATCGTGGCGGATTGGGGAGTCAACAAGACTGCTCTCGGAGCCGTAGATAACGCGCTCACAGGATCCCCGCTGCCGCCTCTGCGAAACTCTCCGAACCTTCATTGGCTCAAACAGTACGCCTTCCTCGGAGCGATGACGCTTGGGCAGACGAAGACTTTCAGCTTGAAATACTATTTCTTGGACGCGCATGACTGGACGAATCTCTCCCCGACATACAGGGAGATCTTCAATCTGTGGGATCTAGCTGACAAGGATCCAAGTCAGGTGTATCAGTATGGAGCTCTCGTCTATGGCCTCGCGAAAATGTATCAGGCCACAGGCGATTCGAGCTATGTCACCTTGGCTGTGAAGATCTGGGCAAACTGGGATCGAATGTTCCGAAGTGCTGGCACATATCCCCATGTCGCAGGAACCTACCTCCAGAGTCTCCCCTTCATGCTTCGCGGAGAGCTCCTTCTCTTTTCCTTGTCAAGCGACCCCGGATTTCAAGGCCAAATGAATCAGGCGATAACTCGTGCTCTGGACAAGCTGCTTGAGACGCAGCAGCTCAACCCTTCGATGCCCAACTATGGAGGCTTCCAAGAATGGCGCTGGTACAATGAGACGTCGGGAATTCAGTATTGGGGAAACAGCTATCTCGACTTCACCGCTCCCGCGATTCGGGCGCTCGCAGATTACTACAACGCACGAGGAAACTCGACAGTTCTCTCTCGAATCACGACTGCGACAAATCACTTCAAGGTCGCGGATGGAA